CTAGGCGGCCATGCGTAGCAGTCGTGACACGTCGCGGTGAGCGGCCGCGATCTTGTCATGGGCAATATAGCAAAGGCTGGTCGCGGAATGCCGCATCAGCTCGTGCTGGTGGTCATCAACGTTCTCGGAAATGAAGATCAACGCGGTTAGCAAACTGTCGATCTCGGCTAGCTCCTGGTCTATGCGGTTCAGCGGGTCTTCCTCCATTATGGCGTTTTCTCCTGTGCAATTATCCCAGCCGTCTTAGGGGCGGCCTGACCTAAAACACGTCCGCACGATGGCGGGGTCAATCAGCCAGCCAGCTTTAGGAAATATCGTCGCGCGACGGTGTGGATTGCGGGGACAGGAATCCCCCAGTTAATGGTATGTTTATACCATCGCGCGGGACGATTTCAGAGCCTTAAGCTTTCGGCCATAAGAGCGGGCAATGCCCGATCAGACCGAACCGCCGAGTTTCCATGTCCGCTTGTCCGCCACGCTGCGCAAACGGCTGAAGGTTGCCGCCGCCGAGAATGGCCGCAGCCTCAATCAGGAGCTGGTCACCAGGCTGGAACAGTCGTTCGAACTGAGCGACAGCGAGCGCGCCACGCTGCAGGCGCTGCTGGCCAAGGCCCAGTCGGTTCTGGACCTCAGCTAGGCGCGCCGGCCGAAGATGATGAAGCGGTTGTGGTCGCCATTGCCGCAACTGGTGCAGCGCAGCCGGCGATCGACAAACCGGAGATCCTCGGCCGGTCCCCAGCGGCGCTCGATCATCGAGCGGTTGACCGGGCCTTTGTGCGCGCAAGCAAGGCAGGCGCCGCCCAGGATGTATTCCGGCGGAATGTCGCGGAACTGGATGGCGTAATAGGATTTGCCGGGCACGACAGCGAACAGGACCATGTTCCTATTCTGTTCCGTTGCCTCGAGTCGTCAAGCCTTAGTCCGGAATATCCCGTGGCGGCGCCTGATCGCGGTGTGGCGCCGGCTCCCAGCCGGTGACGGCCTCGATGCCGATCGTCACGCGCGCTGGCAGGTCGACGGTGATCTTGCGATCGTCCTCGTCGATGCGCAGCACGGTGCCGGTCAGGTCCAGCTTGCCGCCGGGCTTGACCTTCTTCGGCGGCCGCACCGAGTGCGGAAAGCCATAGTAGGGGATGCTGACGCTGGCACGGCCGTCATCGAGCAGCTTGAGAACGGTGACGGTGACCGTCACTTCATCGCCTACCGCAATGTCTGCAATATCCCACGCCATCCCTTGAGAATGGCGCGGGCGCAGCCGGCGTCAAGATGGGAGTGAGGCCGCCCGGTCAAATCTGCGCACAGCTTCGATAGCTGCTGCAGCTTCGTCGAAAAGTTGTTCCTTGGCGTGCTTGCCCATGGTGATGCGATGTTCATAGGGCGGCCCGCCATTCTGCTCATCGGCTTGCGCGATCGCCCTTGCAACCATTTCTAAGAGGCTGTCGTGGCTCATAGCCCGAACTCCGTTTCGCCGCCGGCCTCGTACCAGCTGACCATCTTCTTGATTGCCGCGTCGGCCATTTCGGGATGCACCGCCAGATAGTGCTTCAAGACCCGCGTGGCGCTCGACAGGCTGTGGCCGGTGATGGCGCAGATTTCGGGAATGGTGCAGCCGGCCAGCGCCAGCCAGGTCACCGCCGTGTCACGCAGATCGGGCTCCTGAAAGTCGGCCAGCGTCGGGCACGGCTTGATGATCCAGTCGACGCCATTGTCGGCGCGGACGCCGGCAACCGCGATGTCGCGCACCTTGGCGAAAACATGGCTGTAGTGCTGGCCTTCGAACGGTTGCCAGCGGCAGACGCCATAGCGCCTGTCGACATGCTCGTTGAGGATGACGCGCTTGAACCGGCGCTCGATCGCCGTCCGCTCGTCGGCCTCCGCGCCGAGCAGCGCTTCGGCCTTGGCGGCGCGGCGGCGCTCGACCGAGGCGGCAAGCCGGCGCTCAAGCTCCGGCGATTCCATCACCCACACGATGGCGCCGGTCTTGGACTGGCGGAAATGCCGGCGGCCTTTCTGCAGGCCGACGTCGACCAGGTCGAGCCGATCGCGCTGGCGCTGGCCGGTCCAGACGCCCAGCATGGTCATGTCGCCGCTCTCCGGCACGCCGATGTGGTCGGCGACCGCGACCAGCGTTTCAATCTCGGTGCGGGTGCCGAATCGGATGCGCGGCGGCGGCGTCGCCATCTGCAGATCCTGCGCCGGGTTGACGCCAAGGTTTTCGCGGAAGGTGAACTTGCCGCGCCGCTTGCCCCAGCCCAGCGCGATCGACAGCACGGCGATGGCTCCGCGTGCAGTGGAGATCCCGCGCGCGGCCACAAGCGCCTCATAGAGCCCGAACAGCACCGGCTGCGACAGCGCGTCGACCGGCGAGGCGTAGAGCGAGGGGTCATAGTCCTCGATCACGCGCGCCTTCTGCCGATAGTCCTTGATGGTTTTCGGCGCATATATGTTGCGCGCCGCGATCTGGCGCTGGCGCTCGGCCTGGTCGGCCGGCATCTGGAATTTCAGCGAGGCAAACCAGTCTTCGAACAGCTGGCCGACGCTGTAGAGTTTTCCGCGCGCCGGCGTCGGCGCTGCCTTGGCAGGAGCCGCCGCCTTGGCTTCCTTCACCAGCTGCTTGCAGAAGGCGTCCGACCAGTCGATGGCCTCGCCGCGGCTGAACCAGGCGCCGTCCTCGTGGCGCAAATCCTTGCCGGCATGGCCGGCGTCGCGCAGCTGGCGGCCAGGCTGGAAGCGCGGGCGGCCGTCGCGCCATGAGACGTGCTTGATTGAGGCTGGCTTGCGCATCGGTGTGGCTCCCGTTTCGCGCGCGAGGGTGAATCGCGCGGGGTGAAATGTCAAAGGCGAGGATCGGCTCCAGCAAAGTAGTCAGGCCGCCGCGCCAGTTCATCCTGCTCGAACATGTCGGCAAAAAGCGGCACTTTCTTTTCGAGCCGCTTGCGCATGTTGCGCCGGCGGGCCTTCGCTTTAGCCTCGGGGCTCCATCGGCGGATCGGTTGCTGTGTGACCAATTCCCAGCCGATGCTGTAGCCGCCGCCTGCCACCCAAAGTTCCAAGACTTCCGGTGGGCACGGTGTGCCGCGCGGCACTAGCATAGCCCTCAAGACGCGAGGCCCGGGGCACGGCTTGGAATGGTTGCGCCATGCCAGCGACCAGCGTGCCATGTCAGTCGTCACTGTTCTCTCCGGTAAAAAAAGCCGAGGTGCCATTCGCGGCAACCCCGGCCAGCTGCGCCTACGCCAGAAACGGAACGCGGCGATGAAGTGCCCGGCAGGTACGCGAGCGACGGCTCATCCTGTCGGGTGGGCGAAGGCGCGAGGTCAAAGCGCGATCGACCAGAAAGTTGCCCGGCAGAATGAGAGGGGGACTGTCTCATTCTGCCGGGCTGACCAGCCGCCAACGCGGGGGCGGCAAACGGCTGGTCAATCTGCTTGTGGTTGCAGCGCCCTGCGGGCGGCGACCATGATGGCGGCGGCGAACAGCCCGCCGCAGGTGAAGCCGGCGAGAAAGCCGATGACGGTTGCGCCGATTTCAGCGGTCATGGTGCCTCCTTTGGGGATGATGCTCGTAGCGAACCTCGAAGCCGCTGCGCACCGGCTGCGGCCGCCAGTAGGCCAGCGAGACGGCGCAGCCAAGCAGGAAGGCGATCGAGCCGCCGGCGCCGAGCATGAGCAGGAACGTCATGCTGCCTTCCTCTTTCTGGCGTCCGCCACCGAAAGCGTGTTCAAACCGACACCGGTGACTTCCAGGCGGGTCTTGCCGAAATAATCGCGGTGCATGATCAGCTTCATGGCCGCCAGCGTGGTAGCCATATCGAGGGTGAGGCGCGGCGAACCGGGGCCGCGCCAGCCGTTCTTGCAGCGGATCATCCTGTTGTCGCGGACGGTGCGAAGGGCGGCGAGCTGCGCCGTGGTCAGTTCGCGCGGGTCGACCTGTGAGGCCGACGCGATCAGGGCAATGGTCATGGTGTTGCTCCGTAGCGTTCCAGAAGGGCCTTGGCGGCGGCGCTGATGGCGTCGACCTGCCCTTCGTTCTGGTTGGCGGGCAGAAGCGCGGGCAGCTGCCCGGCCGAACGCAGCCACACTTCGACAGCCCGACGCGGCCAGACATCGCCGGTGGGAATTTTGCGCGGGAAACCTTCACGCTGGTGAAGCTTCAGCCAGTTGCGCTTCAGCCAAGGGGCGGGCCGCCCGATCGCCTGGGCGACCTCGTCTAAACCAGCTGTTTCATCGGAGAGCATGTGCAAAGCCCGCGTGTTGAGTCGCGGTATGTATCCCGCATTAATGCGGTATCGTCAATCATGTGCCGTAGAATTGTACGTCAAGCGCCGCAGCAGTCGTGCTGGCAAGCGCGGCGAGTCCGGCGGACAATGCGGCAATGCGAGACGTGTTGGACGTGCTTCTGGGGTTTGTCGCCTGGTGGGTGCCGGTTGTCTATTTCGCCGGCGCCGGCGTCATCACGTACAAGGTTGCCGGCAACAATGAGCGCACGCGCAACTGGATGGTCGGTCTGTTCATCGCCGTGTTTGTTCTGGCGGTGCTGTGGCTGACCGGATGGCACGGCTCGCTGGACGAGCCGTGATAATGTGCGCGCATCCTGTCAAGTGCTGAGCGCGCGCCGGTGCGCGCACCCTGTCAAGTGCTGCTTGGGAAAAGGTGCGCGCACCCTGTCAAGTGCCGGCGCGCCAAAAGGTGCGCGCACTTTGTCAAGTGCTACTGACGGGGGCGCACCAGGCCGTCGACCACGCCGCGAATGACCACGTCCTGATCGTCCACCGGTACCGGCCTGCTTGTCGTGCCGGAATTGGTCAAGAGGTAGGGCGGCTCATAGACCCGAAACACCGTTTCGGCCTTGCCCAGCTGCCATTGGTAGAGCTGCGCGCAGACGATGTCTTTGGGGCGCGGCTGCAGGTTCAAATCCACAATCAGGATATCGCCGGGCAAGATCCCGCTCATTTCCAGAAGGCGCGAACGCATCACCCAGGGGTCGCGGCCGTTGCGGCCACGGCATAGCTCGCGCACGGCTCGATCGAGGTTTGAGCCGATCGCGTCGGTCGCCTTGTCATAGACGAAGGGCACGGCCTCCGGCTCGCCGAAGCCGCCGCCACTGCGCGGCGGGAATTCCAGCGGCTGCAGGCCGGCGATCTCGGCAATCTTCGCCATCGTCCGGCCGGACAGGATGTGAGGCCATTCCGGATCGTTCAAAGGCTTCTGGATTGTCGACGGCGCCATTTTCGCGCGCGTCGCCAATTCGTTGGCGGACACGCCCAGATGCGCCATGACGGCGCGGACCCATGCCAGCTGCTGATCCTTGGGAGAAACCATGGGCCGCAGGCTAAGGGCAGAAGATGCGGCACTCCTATACACAGCTACACCTTGACGTGCCGCATAATTGCGGGACAGTTCCGCACTTAAAGCACATGGGTGATTCGCGATCAATGTTGAGCTTCGAAGAAATCGACAAGCGCCGCGCGGCGGCAGGACTGACCCGCCGGGCCGTCTATGAGCGGGCGAAGGTGGACGGCGAGACGTGGCGCCGCACGGCGCGCGGCGAAACGCAGTTGAACGTCAAGACGCTGACCAGGCTGGAAACGGCACTGGCCGAGCTGGTGGCGCAAAAGCAGAGGGAACAAGCCAATGCATGATGTGACAGACGGCACCGCGACGGCCGCGCTGCAGGCCCACCGCCGGCGCGCTGCCGAACAGCTGGTGCGCGACCAGGTGGCGCTGGAAACCTTCCGCGATCTGCCGGCACCGTCGCTCAAGCAGAAGCTGGCGGCCGCGCATTACGAGCTGTCGTCCAGCGTCTCGCCGGTCGCCATAATGTGGGCGCAGCGTCCCTGATGCGCGCCATGGCGGTCATGGTCGACGTGCGCGACCTCGGCACTGCCGGGGTCTCGGCGCGTCGCGTGGTCGGCCTGATGGAAGACAACGCCACGATCGGCGTCTGCTCGATCCGCGACGGCGACAAGATCGCCACCACCGAACTTGAATTCAATCTCGGCGAGGCCGCGCATCTGGCCGAGCTGATCCTTTCGGGCGACCAGCGGGCGAAAACCACGCCGGGGCTCGCCCGCATTCTTTCCGCCTCCGTCGCCATGTTGTTTCGCGTCTCTCACGCGGCCGGGGCTCTGCAGCAACTCACCGGGGACATAGATGAGCGACGCGATGACTTTTCAGACGATCGAGACAAAGCGGCGGACGATGAAGATCCCGCTGACTAGCCTCTGTGCCCATGCCGGCGTGTCCAAGCGCACCTATGACTATGCGCGCTCCACCGGCCGGGAACCGCATCCCGCGACGCTGGCCAAGCTCAACACCGCCTTGAACCGCTTCCGCCTGTCCTTCGGCTCGGAGGCCGGCTCGCTCGGCCCGCACGCCGCCTTCAAGATGTGCCTGATCTATGCCGCCTTCCTCACCAAGGCCGACGCCAAGAAGGTGCTGGCGAGTGACCCGGCGCGCAAGGCGACCAGCGACCCGGCATGGCTGAAAGCAGCCGAGGTGCGGCGGATCGCCTTCTGGATCGCCAACCAGCTGCTGGGCTTTCGCAGCGCCGATGTCGGCCGCGCCGCCGGCGTCACGCGGGCAGCGGTGAGCGACGCCATCAAGACACTCGAAATCGAGCGCGACGACGACAAGCAGCTCGACCGGATTTTGCGGGAAATTGAGGAGGTGTTTTCGTGAAAGCGCGCAGCCAGGATGACGTCACCGAAACCAGCCAGACGGTCGCCGCCGGGCAGCTGCGCGCCTTCATCGAGCGTTTGGAGCGCGTCGGCGCCGAGCGTGACGATCTCGGCCGCGACCTCGCCGATATCTACGCCGAGGCCAAGGGCACCGGCTTCGACACCAAGGCCATGCGCGCGATCGTGCGGCTGCGGAAGAAAGACCAGGCCGAACGGCAAGAGGAAGAAACCATCCTCGATCTCTACAAAGCCGCGCTGGGGATGGTGTGATGCGCACCAAGTTCATGGACGCCAGCAGGCAGCACGAAGATCTCCGCAACGGCTTCATCGCGGCGATCCGCGAAATCGCGCCGGACATGCCGGCCGATGAGATTTTGGCCGTGGTCTGTGTGTTCGTCGGCCAGCTCGTCGCGCTGCAGGATCAACGCCGCTTCTCCCGCGACGACATCATGGAGCTGGTCGCCTCCAACATCGAGGCCGGCAACAAGGTCGTGATCGATGATCTGTTGAAAGCGAAAGGCGGGAATGCGTGAACGCGCGCACCAACAGCACCGCCGTCATGCAGCGGCGCCATGAGCCGGCTGACAGTCTGGATTTCTTCCCGACGCCGCCCTGGGGCACGCGCGCCTTTTGCACGCACGTGCTGCCGCGCTTCGAGACGCCGGATGCGAGCACCGGCCTGGTGCCGTTGACGGCGGCCGATCCGTGCTGCGGGCAGGGCCATATGGCGCTCGTGCTGCGCGAATATTTCCCGCTGGTGACGGCGACCGACATTTTCGATTACGGCTTCGGAGGGGTGACCGATTTCCTGCATCCCGACCATGCGCAAGCGCCGCGCGACTGGTTCTTTTTCAACCCGCCGTTCAATCTGGGGCTGGAATTCATCCTGCACGGGCTTGAACTGGCGACGCGCGGTGTCGCGGTGCTGGTGCGCACGGCGTTTCTCGAAGGCGAGGGGCGTTATGACAAGCTTTTCGACCGGCGGCCGCCAAACCTGATTGCGCAATATTCCGAGCGCATGCCGATGCATCGCGGCCGCTGGGTGATCGAAGGCAAGAGCGCCACCGCCTATTGCTGGCTGGTCTGGCACAAATTCAGCCCGCGCGCGGCCGATCCCGCCTTCATGTGGATCCCGAAATCGCGCCGCACGCTGACCCGCAAGGATGATTGGGAGCGTTTCGGCGGCTGCACCGACCTGCCGAAAGACCATGCGGTGATGAAGGCGATTGAAGACCTCGCCACGGCGAAGGTCTACCGCGAACCGGTGCTGACCATCGCCCAGGTGCGGGCCGAGAAAGCGGCGCTTGAAGGCCGGCCGGTGCCGGCGTCGCTCGGCGATATCGCCCGCGAGCTGGGGCGGCTGCTGTGATCGACAAGCCAAGCGTTTTCCAGTTGTTTGCGGAATTCGATGAAGCCGCCCAGTGCTGGGGCTATCAAGCGGACCAAGGCACCGGCGATCGGCTGCAGGAGGCGCGGCTCGATTACGAGCGGGGACTAAGTCCGCGCTGCTGCAGCGACTAATGGACATTCGCAACCTCGATTCGGAGGCGGTGCTGTGAAGGCGCTTGACCTGTTCTGCTGCGCGGGGGGGGCATCCGATGGGCTTGTTGCTGCCGGCTTCGAAGTAACCGGCGTCGATATCAAGCGCCGTCCGAACTATCCCCACAAGTTCATTGAGGCCGATGCTGTGACACTCGACATCGACCTTTTCGAATTCGATTTCATCTGGGCTTCGCCGCCCTGCCAACGCTACAGCGTGGCGACAAAATCGCAGAAAGACTATCGGCCGGAAGATTATCCCGATCTGGTCGACCCGATCCGGCAGAAGCTCAAGGGCCATCCCTTCACCTGCATCGAAAACGTGATTGGTGCGCCGCTGCGGCGCGACCTGGTGCTGACCGGGCCTTCGGTCGGGCTGACCCGCATCGAGCGCAAGCGTGTGTTCGAATTGTCGTTCCTGTGCCTCAATCCCGGCGCGCCGGCGCTGCCGCGTCTGATGTGGACGAGCGGCGAGGCGATCACCATCACCACGTCGCTCTCGTGCAAGAGCCATTTCTACCCACGCAAGAAGGTCGGCAAACCCGGCCGCGTGCCGGCCTGGGAAGCCTGCGAGGCCATGGGAATCACACGGCCGATGACGGCGCACGAAGTCGGCGAGGCCATTCCGCCGGCCTATAGCGAGTTCATCGCGCGCGAGGCCATCCGGCAGGGCTGCGGCCAGCGGGAGGCGGCATGACCGGCGATCTCGACATCATCAAATCCGGCCTGATCGACCGCATCGAGCAAGTCTGCGAACGCCTGCTGCCGGACGGCAAGCCCGAAGGCGGCCTGTGGGTGGCGTGGAACCCGATCGAGCATGATCAGAAGCCCGGCCGCCTGCCGGCGCTGAAGGTGCGCATCCGCAACGGCGATATCGGCGCGTGGAGCTGCTGGCGATCGGGCGCCAAGGGCGACGTGCTGAAACTGGTCGCCTATGTCGAGCGCACCGACATCAAGGGCGCGCTGGCCTGGGGCCGCGATTTTCTCGGCATCCGTTCGATGTCGCCGGCCGAGCGGCAGAACCTTCGCAAGGCCGAAGTGGTGCGCAGACAAGAACGCGACCACAAGGCAGAGCGCGCCAGGCTGTTCAAGCTGCAGAGCGCCGACCAGCTGTTTTTCGCCAAGCCGAGCGACAAAGAGACCGGCCCGGCCTGGTGCCCGCAAGGCACGTTTGCCTATGGCGAGGGCACGGCGGCCGAGCTGCACGCCAAGGCGTACTTTCGCGGCCGTGGCGTCGACCTCGACGCTATTCCCAACCTCAACCGCTATTCCTTCCGGTTCTCGCCGGCGACGGAATGGTGGAAGGGCGCGCGCTATGAGAATTCGGACGGCCGGCGCTGGAAGGCCGAGCGCGGGCCGCTGTTTCCGGCGATGCATTCGGCGATGCGCAACCGAATGGGCATCGTGACCGCCTGCCACATCACCTTTTTCGACCCGGTGAAGCCGATCAAGGCGCCGGTGACGCCGGCGAAGCTGATGTGGGGCGAGGCGCTGGGCGCCGTCATCGAAATTTCCATGGGGCCGAACGCCGTGCCGTTCTGGATGGCCGACCGCGACGGCCTGGTGCCCGATCCGGTCGTTGTCGGCGAGGGCATCGAGACGGCGGCGAGCTTTTCGCAGCCGGTGCCGGAAGCGCGCGTGTGGGCCGGCGGCTCGCTCGCCGGCGTCGGCTCGGCGCCGATCAACCTCACCTGCATCGAGTGGGCGCTGTTTGCGCGCGACAACAACGCCGGCAACGCCCAGGCGCAAAAGCAGTTCGATCAAGCACTCGCCGGGCTCGAACGCCACGGCAAGATAGTCGTCGTGGAAGCCAGCCATGTCGGCGATGATTTCAACGATCTGGCGCAAGGAGAAGAATGATGTCCACCGGAAGCCTAGAAGCCGGCGACGCGGCCGCTGCCGCCGTTGCCAAGACCGACAAGCGGGTGACGCTCGCCGGCATGGAAGCCAAGGTCGAAACCGCGCAATTCTTCAACCCGACATGCGCGCCGCAGCTGACCATCTGCGTCATGACGCTGACCAACGGCTTTACGCTGGTCGGCAAGTCGGCGCCGGCCGACCCGGCCAACTTCAACCAGGCGCTGGGCGAGAAGTTCGCCCGCGAGGATTGCATTCGCCAGATGTGGCCGCTCGAAGGCTACCTGCTCCGCGAAGAGCTGTCGCAGCGCGTCGAAGTGGGGGTTTAGGACCATGGCACGCAGGAAAGGAAGCAAGAATGTCAAAGCGCCGATCGCCCCAAAAGCCAAAGCAGCGCCGGCCGAGATTGCCAATGACGTTGTTGGCGTGGATGCCAGTCAGCAACAGCCGCCGGTGGCCCCGCTCGACACTGCTGGCACAACACAAGGGGACAAGGCCGGTGCGGGCACGACCGAAACCACTGACCCAGTTCATGGGTTGCGCGGGCCGGCGATCGGCGCCGATAGCGGGACGGGTGAAAATGTGGCGGCAGAAGTGCCGGCGGAGGCGGTGAACGCGGCACTGCCTCGCTATCGGTGCCACAAGGTCGTGCAGGCTCTCAAGCTGACCGACATCACGCGAAACCTCGACACCGGGCAGGTGACGCTGACGCCGGAAGACAAGAGCTATCAGCCATTCGATGCGCCTCCGGGCTGGTATGAGCGTTTCCACGGAAGCGATAACGACACAGGCTATTTCGTCCAATACGAGGACGGCTTTTCGTCGTGGTCGCCGACCGAGCCTTTCGAGGACGGCTACAGCCTGATGCCGGCTCCTGCCGGCGCCGACAGCTTGAATGAAGAAGACTACGAACGGACGTGGAAGTTCGATGTCGCGGGGCTAGCGCGGGCGATCGCCGGCGGCGCGCGGCTGTTTGCCGATGGCGGCATGGTCACCGAATATCAGGATGTGTTCGACCTCGAAGAAGCCGCCATCATGGCCGAGTTCGTGCGCGACAATCCCGACGCGCCGCTGGAAGCCATGTTCATCCACCTTGGCTTGAAGAAGCGCACCCCGCGCACCGAACCGAACCGCGCCGACCTGTTCGTGCTGTCGCTGTTCCATGCGGCGTGCAAGGCGGCGTTCAAGTTCGAAGCCGACCAGGCGGCCGAGGCAGAGGCCGCCAAGGTCAAGCCGGAACCGTCCGGCCGCTGGCCCGGCGAGCGCGCCATGCAACCATCCGATCCGGTTTTCGCGCCGACCGGCTTTTCCCCTCGCTAGGTACGGTCCTCCCAAGACACCTAGCGCTTTGCCCGCCGGCGACACCCAACGAACGCCGGCGGGCTTTTTCTCTCCCAGCATGGAATGACAGGCAACGATGGCGAAGGCGCAGACACAGACCGGTTCCAAGGCAATCCGTGCCGCCTTTGCCGATGCCAAGCGGGCGAAGGACGAGGCCGACGCGCTGTCGGCGATCGATCCCGACCCGAATTTGCCGCGCGACGGCATCAACCCCGGCATGTGGGAAGGCGCGCCGTTCGACAGCATGCCGCCGGACTGCCCGGTCAAAGTCGTCGGCCGCGATTCGGACGGCCTGGTCTATTGCATTTCCGCCACCGGCCACATGCGCCGCGTCGAGCGCTGGGACATGCCGGCGCTGTCCGACCTGTTCGCGCCAAAGCTCAACAGCCTGATGTGGGCATGGCCCGGCTGGGGCAAGAAGGACGTCTGGGACGCCGAGCAGGAGAAAATGGTCTCGAAAAAGATCGTCAACCGCGTCGAGCGCGACAAATGCATGATGGCGATCATCAATGAGGCTTCGCGCAAGCCGGATTTCGACCCGAACACGCAACACCGGGGCCGTGGCGGCTGGGTCGACAACCACGGCCGCTTCGTCTGGCATTCCGGCGGCTGGCTGTGGCTGGTCGACGGCAAGAAGCTGGAACAGGCGCGCCCGGCCCAGCATGACGGGTTTTTGTACACCAAGCAGGCAACGACGATCGAGCCGTGGGCCGAGCCCGTCACCCAGGAGGAAAGCCCGGCGCGGCGCATCCTCGAAGATCTCCGCACATGGAACTGGCAGCGGCCATACCTCGACCCGGTGCTGGTGCTGGGCTGGATCGCCACGGCGCTGATGGGCGGCGCCTTGCGGGCGCGGCCGATCATCTTTGCCACCGGCGGCGCCGGCGTGGGAAAAAGCCGGCTGCAGGAGGTTGTCAGCTCGGCACTGGCCGGCGCCGTGACGCAATCGGTCAACACCACGGCCGCCGGCGTCTACCAGAAATCGAAAACCGACAGCCTGCCGTTCATGATCGATGAGCTGGAAAGCAAGCCCGGCTCGACCAGGTCGGAAAGCATCATCGAGCTGGCGCGCGTCGCCTACACCGGCGGCGATATCAGCCGCGGCGGCCAGGATCACCAGGCGACTACGTTCACGGCGCGCAATTCGTTCTTTTTCTCGGCCATCATCCCGCCGCCCATGGGCGCGCAGGACAAGACGCGCATGGCGATGCTGAACCTTTCGCAGCTCGACCGGCCGGGCAAGAGCGGCCGCGACCTGGTGCTGAAGCCGGAGACGGACGGCCGCATGATCCTGCGGCAGATCATGGACGGCTGGAAAGAGTTCAACGATGTGCTGATGCCGGACCTTGCGACCATACTGGGCGAGCGCGGCTTGTCGGCGCGGGCGATCGACACGTTCGGCACGCTGCTGGCGGCCGCGCGGCTGCTGGTCGGCGATACCGTGCTCGAGGAAATCGGCCTGCCGATGACGGATGCCGCGCATTTGGGCGAGCTGATCGCCGAGGCGACGGCGGCCGACCGCACCGAAAACCTCGACCACTGGCACAAATGCATCGACACGCTGTTTCAGAGCCAGATCGACGCCTGGCGCGACGGCGTCAAGCCGACGATCGGCGGCGTGTGCGAAAAGCTGCGCATCGGCCCGGCGCAAGGCGGCTGGGACGAACGCGGCACGCGCGAACGGCTGGAGCTGGTGAGCCTTGGCTGTTTCGAGCGCGGCAAGGTGCCGAACGCCGGCGCGCTGCTGGCGGTGCCGGCCAACGCGCCGCAGCTGCACAGGATCTTCGCCGATACCGATTTCCACAAGGGCGGCTGGTACACGGCGCTGAAACAGGCGCCCAAGGGCATCGTGCTGCCGGCGCGCAAGGTCAAGATCAACGGCAGCACCACGCATTGCCTGCTGATCGACCTCGATGCGTTTGAGAAGCATGTTGGAGCGGGGTTGTGATGGAGGCTGCACCACGCCGCCCGGTTCTGCGCTGGCATGGCGGCAAATGGAAGCTGGCGCCGTGGATACTGCAGCACATGCCCAAGCATCGGGTCTATGTCGAGCCGTTCGGGGGCGCGGCCAGCATCCTGATCCGCAAGCCGCGCGCCTATGCCGAAGTCTACAATGATCTCGATGACGAGGTTGTCAGCCTGTTTCAGGTGCTGCGCGACGCCGGCACGGCACAGAAGCTCCTCGAGGCGCTACGTTTGACGCCGTTTGCGCGTGTCGAATTTCGCGCTGCCTATGAGCAATGCGCCGACCCGATAGAGCGCGGCCGGCGGCTCATCATCCGGTCGTTCATGGGCTTCGGTTCGAACGCCCATGCTAGCGAGCAAAAGGGCCACCGCTCGACGGGATTTCGCGCTACGTCGAACAGGAGCGGCACCACGCCGGCGATGGATTGGGCGGGCTATCCCGACTGCCTGCCGGCGATCATCGATCGGCTGAAAGCTGTCGTCATCGAATGCAGGCCTGCGCGCGAAGTGATGGCGCAGCACGATTCGCCGGCGACGCTGCACTATGTCGACCCGCCATACCTGCCGGAAACGCGGGCACGCGGCAATCGCTACGATCTGGCCTGGCGCATGTACCGTCACGAGCTGTCGCGCGACGATCACGCCGAGCTGCTCACCTTCCTTTGCGAGCTTGACGGGATGGTGATGCTGTCGGGCTATCCCGACCCGCTCTATGAGGCCGCGCTGGGCGGCTGGCGGCGTGTCGAGTGCAAGGCCTATGCCGATGGCGCGCGCGAGCGTGTTGAAGTTATGTGGCTCAATCCGGCTTGCGCGGATGCGCTTGATGATGCCGCCGGCGGGCATGGCACGCCATTGTTCGCCATCCGCTAGCCTTCTGGCGCGCGACCAGCGCGCCTTGCAGCGGGCCGCCCTTGCCCTTCCAGGTGATGAGCGCACCAAGCGCCTTCCCATCCATTGCCGTGCCCTGGTGCGCGGCGCTGCTGCCATGCGTCACCTCGAAACAACTTGCAGCCCGGCAGGGCTGCGCCGCATTCCCTATACCCGCCGCCACAGGATGAATTGAATCGCGTTTTCAGGCGGTTTCCGAGCCTACCCGCGCCCGTTTCGCCGGGCCAAATCGTGCCATTTTGTCACCATTTCCCGCGCCCCATTTGACGCGCCTTGCCCCCGCCCGACCAGTGATCAAGCGAGTTCCGCCGCGCCAAACCATGGCTTGCAATTGACGATAGGCGATTTCGGCGAGGTTGATTGAGCCGCTGAGGGGATCGGGAGCGGTTACCGGGTTACCAGCGGGTTACCGCATTGGTAACCAGAAAAACCCAAGGAAATCAACAACATGACTGTTTCGGTTACCGGTTCCTCGGCTAATGCAACCTCGCATCGCACGCGCGCGCGCATGCGCTGTATGAGGTAACCACGTAACCGGTAACCGCAGGGGTATATCCATTTGAATTATCTATCGAAAAGCCGGTTCCCGAACGGTTACCCAAGGTCTCGATCGGGAACCGGATTAAAATATTGCCCTTGGAGCCGCCTCGATGCCGAATGAGCTCGACCAGGGGCATCGCGACGCCCACACACCGCCGGCGCCGACCGCCGAGGACGCATGGAACGGGCTGACCGGCGCAGATCCCGCCGCCCTTCTGGCAGGCTTGCCAGACATCGACGCGTCGGACCTCTTGGCGATGGCGGCGGAACCCGCTCTGACGCAGCGACGGGCGCGGGGGAGGCCTGAAGGCGCGCTGAACCGCAAGAACAGCGACATGATCAAGTATCTCGCCAGCAAGGGCCATCGCGACCCATGGGAGACGCTGTCGCTGATCCAGTCGGCCGACACGATGCGCCTGGCCATGTTCCTGCGCGTGCCGATGCAGGAGGGCGGCAAGGTCAAGCGCGATGCCGACGACAACGTGCTGTACAACCCGCCGAACCCGGAGTTCGTGGCGGCGCTGCAGGAGCGGGCGGCGACCACGCTGATGAAGTATCACCACTCGGCCAAGCCGCAGCAGCTCGACCTGGTGCTGCCCGACAAGCGGCCATTGATGGTGTTCGGCAATGTCGAGAGCGTGCAGATCGTGGCGGATGGCGACGGATACATGAGCGCCGGGCTCATGCCCGATCGAGCGGAAAAAGCCAATGAAATCAATGGCGATGCCGTGCGACATCCTGCCGACCAGTCGCACGAGAACGCTAACCCGTTGAATACCAACGACAAAGCCGGGTTGAACGACTGATTGCAAATCAGTTGCGCGATTGAAAACAGGAATCGCGAGGGCAGTTCTCGTGCACGTGCGCGCGAGGCCGGCGCCGCCTGGTGTGCCGCCTCGACCCCGCCCCCCATGCCTCGACCAGGCCGAACCGGCCGGCCCGAATTTCGAAAGTCGCAGGGGCCCCCCACCGCCCACGGGCGTTGCGTCGCACACACGCGACCTATTCCGCAGGCTCGCAATGGACTCGCTGGCGGCGGAAATAAATTTGCAGCCTTGAATCGGGACGCGGGCACGCGGGCCGGGCGCAAATCGAGGGCCGAGGGTCATGGGTACAGGGTCGGATTACACGCCCGATTTCGACATCAAGCGGTTCAAGCCGGCGGGTCCAGTCTGCGAAGCCTTCATCAACAGCAACGGTCCTTTCGACTTCATCAGAGGGCCATGGGGCAGCGGCAAAACGGTCAGCGCCGTGTTCAAGATCGCCAACAAGGCGGGCACGCTGTTTCCGGTCTGCAAGGATGGCAAGATCAACGTCCGGTGCGCGGCCGTGCGCGAAACCTACCGGGAGCTGGCCAAGACCGCGCTGCCGACCTGGCTGCGCTTCTTCCCGAAATTCGGGCCGTACACCGCGAAGGAAAAGGATGCCTACTCCGGCGGGCAGGATAGGCCGGTAAACCACATCCTCGAATGGGATGTGCTGCGCAAATGGCCGGACGGCTGGAAAGAAACGACCGTCCGGCTGGAAATGCAGTTCGGCGCGATCGGCTCGGAAAATCTCGAAAGCTTCTTCAAGGGCTACGAAATTTCCTTTGGCTGGCTCAACGAATGCGACACGATGCATGAGGACGTGCCGGGCCTGCTGTTCGGCCGAACCGGCCGTTTCCCGCCGCGCGACACGATCATGGAATGGGAGGGCGAACGGCTCGGCTATGAGGTCGACCCCGACACCGGCAACAAGGTGATCAAGATCCCGCGCATGGTGTTCGGCGACTTCAACCCGCCGGATGAGGTCAACTGGACGTACAAGCGCGAGATCGAGGAACCGGAGAAGTGGCCGGGCTACAACTTTTTCGCCCAGCCGTCCGGCCTTGCCGCCAATGCCGAGAACCGCGACCGCAAGACCAGGGCGGATTACGAAGCCGAGGAACGCGGCTTCGGCGGGCCGAAGGCGGCCGACAGTATCCGCAACGTGCACGGCAAGTATGCGCCCAAGAAGGTCGGCACGATCATCTACGACACGTTCGATCTTATGGTTCACCGCTCCAACGAATTGCTCAAGCCTATTCCCGGCCTGCCGATATCGCTTGGCTTCGACGGCGGCGGCCGTCCGGCGCTGGCGCTGGGCCAGTTCCTGCCGGATGGGCGGTTGCGGGCGCTGCGGGAAATCGTCTCTGATCCTGCCGTGGTGACCGGCGCGACGCGATTTTCCACCCACTGCGTCGAGCTGCTGTTGAGCGACGATTTCAGGGGGTTCCCGATCGTCGGCGCATGGGGCGATCCGTCCGACTTCGAAGGCGCTGACAGCATCCAGGGCGAGCTGGCGTTCATGATGACGGTCAGCCAGGCGATCGGCGTCATGATCATGCCGACCGAGACCAACGACATTCATTCGCGAACCGATGCCCTGCGCTGGTATTTCGGCATGGACGACGCCAACACGCCGCGGTCGATCTGGGACCCGCGCTGCAAGACCTCGATCCGGGGTTTTGTGTCGCAGTATCACCTGACGAAGCAGGCCAGCGAAGGCAAGACGAACCTGCTGGAAATCGACAAGAACGAATATTCCCACTCGATCAATGCTTGGGAATATTTGGCCTATGGTCGGCGTGGCCGGGCGGCGGTGATCAAGCAGGGCGCGCAAGCCGGCCGGCCGGCAAACGTGGTGCCGATCAAGTCTGTCACCGTCAAATCGGATTTCAACGTCTTCGACAACAGATGAGCGATTTTCCCTACGTCTACCACTGGAACCGCATGGGCAGGAAAGGCCAGCGCTGCCGCGTCACCGCGCGCGGCGGCATGAACAGCGCCGCCGTGGAGTTCGAAGACGGCTTCACGGCGGTTACCAGCCGGAACGCCTTGCGCAAGGCGCCGTCGCCGCAATGGCGCCTAGTGTCGCCGGCGCCGCGTGTTGCGGTGCTGGACCTCGCGGGCGCAGGTGCACGTGTGAGGCGGCTTGTGCTGGCGCAGGCCCGCAACACGGCAGCGGTGCAGACGGTCGCCATCTATTGCGGCGACGACTGCATGGCCGTGGTCTATTTCGGCCGGCATGGCTGGCGCCGCACCGAAATGGCCCTGTCGATCGCGCCCGCTGCGCGCCAGCACATGAGGCGGCTGGTCCGCATGGCGCAATTGACGCTTTTTGCCATGGCCGAAACTCACCTCATCGTCGCCCGCATCCGGTCAAACAACCACGCCGGCCAACGCATGGCGATGCTGGTTGGCTTCCATGCGCACGGCAATTTCGAGCCCGGCGTGTGGATTTTGAGGAAGGGCAGACATGAATGCGATCCTGAATCCCGGCGCCGATGCCAAGAAAGCGGCGGCCGAACAGAAGGCCCAGCAGGCGGTGGCGAATGACCGCCAGCTGGCCGAGCTGCGCAATGCCGACGCCACCAGCGGCGCGACCAGGCGCAACCCGCGCGGCCGCCGGCTGTTCGTGACGGACCCGGCCTCCAAGGCCGATTTGAGCTAATGGCCGACATCGTGGACGGCACGCCGGTCGCCCAGCAGCGCGCCCGCTCCAAGCAGGTATGGACGAACCGAAGCGGTTGGGATTCGCTGTACAGCGAAGCCTATGACTATGTGCTGCCGAACCGGCGGCCGGGCGGCACGGGCAAGACCAAAGCCCCCACGCAGATGATTTTCGACATGACCGGGCCGAATTCGGCCATGCATTGCGCCGGCGAAATCCAGCGCCAGATTTTCCCGGCGTCGACGCCGTTCAACCTCGAAACCGGCCCGCTGGTCGCCTCGCATCTGTCGGCGAAGGAAAAGACCGACTTCGACAAGAAGCTGCAGGGCGTCGCCAGCTTCGTCTATCCGTTCATGAAAACCGGCGATTTCGACACGTCGATGCATGAATTCTGCACCGATCTGACGGTCGGCACCGGCGTTGTGTTGCCGTTGCGCGGCCCGTCGATCAACGAACCGCTGCGCTTCGTCTGCATCCCGCAAGACGAAGTGGCGATCGGGCAGGACGCATGGGGGCGTGTGAACTACGCCTCTTGGAAACGCACTAATCTTGGCCGCGAGGCGGTGGTTGAGGCATGGCCGAAAGGCGAATTCACCGCCGAGTTCAAACGGCTGGCCAAGGAAAAGCCGTACGACGAAATCGTGCTGTTTCAGGATTTCTACCGGTTGCCCGATGGCCGCTGGCGCTTTTGCGTTTACCTCGAGACGGACGGCGGCTTTATCGCCCAGGAGACGACGCGCACCCAGCCGATCGCCGTTGCGCGCTTCTACCGCTGGCCGGGCGAGGCCTATGGGCGCGGCCCGGTGCTGTTTGCGCTGCCGACCATCAAGACCGTGAACAAAGCGCAGGAGCTGGTTCTCAAGGCCGCCGCAATCCAGCTGCTCGGCATTTGGGGTTTCCGGGCCGGCGGCACGTTCAACCCCGACACGGTGCGGCTCGGCCCTGGCGAATTCTGGCCGATGCAGTCAACCGGCGGCCTGCTTGGCCCCGATGTGCAGCGGATCGACACTGCGAGCGGGCGCATCGATGTCGGCAAAATGATCATCGGCGACGGCCAGCGCCAGATCCGCGACGCGCTGCTGGATACGCGGATTTTCGATGATGGCGGCACGCCGGCGTCGGCTTCGGAAATGGCGCTGACGGCGCAGCAGAATTCACGGGTGCATATCGGCGCCTATGGCCGTTTGAACGTCGAGGCGCTGGGGACGATCGTGCCGCGCTCGATGGAAATCCTTAACGATTGGCAGCTGCTGCCGAACCTGATGAGCTTCAACCAGCTGCTGGTGTCGATGTACATCAACTCGCCGATGGCGGCGGCGCTGAAGGCCGACCAACTGGCGGCGTCGGTAAACTACTACAACCTTGTGGCCCAGACGGTCGGGCAGGCGCGCGTCAACGAGAAGATCAACATCGATCGTTATCTGGACCGCAGCCGGCAAGGCCTGCTGGTGCCGGTCGACATCGTCACCACGGCGGACGAAGAGAAGGCCGCCATCGAGGCGAACGCCAAGCAACAGGCGGCGGCCATCGCGGCCGAAGCGGCCGTGAAGGCCGCGCCCAACCTGGTCGCCGCAGCGACACAACCGGAAGTGCAGGCAGCATGAGCGACGGGCCTTTCAACTTTTCCCGCCAGATGATGGCGGTGGACGATTTGCTTGGCAAAACGCCGACATGGGAAGGTCTCAGCCAGGCATTCTTCCCGGCCAAGACCGCCGACAATTTCGACCCCGGCGACGACATGAAGCTGGTGATGTTCCACTTCAACAACACTGCTGAAGGCCGCCGGATCATCGAATGGTTTGCCGACCTCACGGTGCGGGCGCCGTTCCCGCATGTCGGCTCGATGAAGGAAAGCGCGGCCCTTGCGGCCGCCAAGCACGAGGCACGAACAGCCGTCGGCTACGCGATGCTGCGAGCGATCGCCGAGGGTGAAGAACTCTGGAAAGCAGCGACAAGGAGCCAAGACCCATGAAACACCTGCTTGAGAAGTATTTGCACCCATTCTGCAGCGCAGATGATGGCGGCGCTGGCGGCAGTGGCGGCGGCGCGGCCGCTGCAGCGGCCGGTGGTGGAGATCCCGCCGGCGGTGCCGGTGGAGCGGCGGCG